GCATTCAGGCGAGACAGTTTTTGCAGGAACTCTACGGCAGTAAGGTTGTCTTTGCGCTGGGCTTGTTTAATCAGACTTTTGATAGTGGCTTTGTCGGTTTTAAAACCGTTGATGGAACCGTAGCTAGGCTCTTCGGGAACTAGTTTAAGTCCTGCAGTTACACCTGTGGGATCATAGAACGCTCCTACACCATTGCAGTTTGCACACTTAGATAGATTTTTCCAAAACTCTCCGTTCTTCTTAATCTTTTGTATTTTGCCTCTACCATCACATTCATCACAGCAACGTGCCATGGTGCGCTGTATAACTTGGGTGGTAGAACGAACCGCACGTTTCATCTCAGCATCATTCATGCGTGGTGGGGGCAGGGGTTTTCCGTTAGCCCCTACGCCTATGTTCCACACTTGCTGATGTGTGGCACGGTCAATAACTTCACGGCTGTATACAACCTTAGTCATATCAGCACCGCTGTTCAGGTTGATTGGAGTATCACCCATAACTTCATCTATGATGTCATGTAGACGATCTGTTAGCTGCTTATGCTCTTCAGTAAATTGCACCTTAATTTGATCAAGAACTTCCAGATCAACTTTGATACCATTACGCTCAATCTCTACTAAAAACTCTAGCATTTCATTCATCATATTAATGACAGGAACTAGAGACTTATTTTCTTCTGCTTCGAGAATGTCTTGTTGCTTCAAGTACACCTCACCGCAGGATACTACGTCAGCAATACCGTACTCAATCACAGTGTCTAAAGGCATCTCTTCAAAGCCAGTGCCTTCTTTGAACATCTTGTCTATCAGATCAGATTTCTTGCGTGTAACGTCATAACGCTCTGCAGTAGCTTTAAGGCTAAGTTCCTGCCTTTGCCCTTTAGCTAGAACGTACTCAGCTATCATGCAGCAATAGATGGGGCAGGATATCTTGAAGCCCATCTCCAGCATCCAGTTCACGTCGAACTTAGCATTGTAGATTACAATAAGTTCAGCTTCATCTAATGCAGCCTGTAGGCCATCTTTTGATGCAGGGGCCTCACATTCCTTGTGGTAGTAGGTATCCACCTGCACATGGTCTACTGTGTCCCAGCCAATAAAGCCGTATTGAGACATCACACATTTGTTTTTTGGGTTGAATGGGCTGTTGTCTATTTTCCCATCAAAGCGGTCAACTGTTGTTTCCAAGTCTAGTACAAGTATTTTCATTTTAGCCCCATTAGTATTTTAATTTGATTTCCAGCCAGCTTTTGCAGCAACTCGATTTGTTCATCGATCAGGCTGGATTTTGTTTTGGCGTATTCTTTTTGACGCTGACGCAACTGCTCTTCGTAGAACTCTTTTAGATCCTCTTCACTCAACATAGCGGCTCACCTGCGGTTCGATCATGGCAATCACGTATCCATGGAACCCCGATAGTTTGTTTTTAGATATGTTGATGAAGCGACGATTATCGGGTTCATTGTCATCGGCAGAACCTGCTTTGCCGATACCAATGATAAGGTCAGCTTCGGCTGCTTTACCTGTTTTGGAGCCTTCCAGCATACTGAAGTCCACACGGGTCTTTCCTTCAGCTTCGGCAGAGGCTTGGCTAACACCTATAAGCGCACAATCATGCCGCTTGGCTAACTCACGCAAGCTTCGGTACAGTTCACGCAGGCGCTCATGGCTGCTATTGTAATTACCAGCAATGGTGACCTTGTCGGCCTGGTCAATAAACAGGGCGTCGGGCTTAACCTTCTCACAGTAAGCGTTGATCGTATCTAGATCCCACTCTTGTATGTCCTGCATGATTAAGCGGTCACGGATAGCCTGATACTTACTCATGGCTAAATCAGGATTGTCGGATATTTGCTCACGGGTCATTCCAGAACATGCCTGGATAGCCCGAAGCTTTGTTCTGGTAGTGCGTTCCTCGTTACCAAGGTACAGGACTTTAGCCCCTTGCTGACAAAAGCCGCCAGGGCCTGCAATGATACTAATCAGGAATGCCGATTTGCCCGTTTCAGGTCTAGCGAAAACAATACCAAACTCTGATGGCCCAATGCCGTATACATGACGGGAGAGCGTTTCGATGTTAAACTTCCAACGATTGTCGTCAGAGGTTTCTGCTAGTAATTCGTAGATATTGTCAGTTGTCGGTTCGCCAAATTCATCTGGCATGTAAGACGTTGAAACTTTCTCAAGCAGAGATTGTAGTTTCATCATGGCAGAGGTGTCACCCTCAGACATATTAATTCCAAGGTTTGCTATGTCTCTGCCAATGTCTTGTCGCCACATGCTTTCAATAACATCCTGGGCGATTGCAGGCGTTATAGTTTCTGCCCGCTTAATTCCATCAAGTGTGTCTTTAAAATCCGCACTTTCACTGGCAGTAGCTACAGGATTTGATGCTTTCCATACAGAGAACAAGTCTTCTGTCTTTAAGTCAGACCCATACTTCTCATGTGCTGCTTTGAGCAGGGTATATACACCCTCATAGTCGTCAGAGAAGATTGATTTGCGTAGTTTTGCCTGTGATGCCTGATAGGTATCGTTTTTTAGTAGTGTTTTTATTAGTTCTGCTTCCATTACCCCATCCCTTTGTTAGTGGTCGTTACTAAGGGCTATAAAGTTAACAGAATGCACAAATAAAAAAACCCCTAATTTACATTAGAGGCTTTTTTCTTAATTTAGTTAGTGGTTGTAAGTACTTAGGAGTGCCTAAACTTCATCTTAGAGATGTCCATAGTGCGTTCACCACGGCGTTCCTTTAGGTCTACCTGGTGAAAAACTACACGTTTGTTATTGCTGACGATGGAGTTGATGGCTGCTTCAAGTTTGTCCTGCTCTTCTGCAGCACCTCTGAAACCAGCCTCTTCTTCGATCAGGTAATCAATTACCACGATTCCTCTTGCTTTCATTGTATTTACCTTTTCCTTTAGTTTTACGTCGGTACTAGGTTAGCTTCGACGGATATTTCTTAGTGCAGCGGATCAACTGCGAATGATTTGCTCTATAAGGAAAGGGTAGGTGGCCCGCTAGGGGGATTTGAGGTCTTTAAGTAAATAATTAGTTCATTAGGCCGTAAGTCCGTATAACAAATAACGTAGCAAAAAAAACTATATTTGGTGTAACAAGAAGCATACCTGTCATGTTTGTTTAAAGAAGTATCTTTTGTATTTGCTTCTCGGACATACATTTTAAGTCTTCCGTGGTTAATCGTAAATTAGTTACTGTTGAGTTTTTCCTAATTAACAACACTGCTTTAGTACTAGCGTCTTTGTCAAGAACTAATGTTACCTTTTTGTATTTATTTAGGGTTTTTTTAATGCTACTTGTTATATTTGTACCTAATAAAGCAACACCAACTACATTCTCTAATCTAGAAACAGAACAAGCCGATGGTGCGTCTTCTACTAAGACAGCATGTGTACCTTTACCAACAGCAATACCTTCAGGCAGTTCACCATAAGCCCACCACTTTGATCTAGCAGGGCCTAGAGAGCGCCCTACAGCGCCTGTACCTGCTTGGTTGTGGAATAGCACTCTATTCTCTGCAGGGGCGTAAGATAGCTTTATATCGCCTGCTACATATGCTTCCCATGAGTTTACTGATTTAACGTATTCAATAGCGGGTAGATGATTATCAATCTTTGTCAGTATTGTTGGTACAGATGTTATAACAGGCTTCTTTCTTTGATTAGCTACTTTAGCTAAATAAGCTTTAGAAGCTTCTATAGATCTTTTACCTGAATAAGCACCTTTTGCAGTGCAGGATGCTTTGTAGCAGTTCCAAACTATCTTGCCATCGAACTTATCTATGGTGAACTTCTTACGCCCCCCACAGAATGGGCAGTCTATAGTTTTTCTATCGCCATCAGTAATCCTAATGGCTTTAATGATATCTAATTGGTCCCTGTAACTATACATCATCCACCTGCTAGGTCTAATAGTTATATTATTGCCCCTGGCGGGACAATCCGAAGGATACTAGCTATTTGCTATTAGTCAACCACTAACTAATGGTTTTAGATATGGGCTTAGTTACTTTTATACTCTGTAAGTATATGTTTTTATTAGTGTAGCCCAGACCCTGAAGGTCGTAGGTTCAAATCCTACTCCCGCAACCAACTACTTGAAATAATTAGACTTTTTTAGTCTACTTTAGTTAAGTTGAGAAAAATCTTCAAACCTACCTAAATTTTAGCAGGAATCACCCCGACAGGCCCTCTCTTTGGGCCTTCAGGGTGTCCTCGTAGCGGTTAAATAGTTGCTCAAACTTCCACTGGTATAGCTGCTGCATCCCCATGAGTGTGTTCATCAGTTCGTCCTGTGTAGGATCACGATCACCATCACCTATTTGTCTGAACACTACCTGTAGATCATCACATACATGCCAACAGTCCATTATCATTGGCTCCAAGTCATATAGTTTAGTCATCACTATTATCCGTAAGTGCATCCCATGACACAGGGAATAGTTCAATCATCTTGTGGTCAATCTGACGTGCTACCTCTCGTGTCTCTGCCTGTGTGTCAGACTTGCAGCGTAGGTTACACATATCAGCGAAGGCATCTAGGCTACCACTCCAGTACCACTCAGTCATCATATTCTGAGGTAGAACCATTCGAGCCTGCTCTGGGCATACTCCCGCCTTTAGCAATCCACTGTACATGTCATGTACATGATGGGTCTGGTAGTGATCCAATTGCCGCCAGATCTTTGTCCGTGACCTTTTTCCTGTAGTTTCGCATGTGTAGTGAATATGCTCGATTTCCTCTTTAGAAGATCCCTGCTTTTTATCAACACTGCGCCCACGCCATATGGTAGGCATATAGAACTCAGGTTCCTCATCGACATACCTACGGCTGATCTCATTCCACCGCAGAAACTTATGCTTCACTAGCTGTCGTGCTACAAAGATAGGTGCCTTGATGTGGAAGGATGCGAAGCAGTGACCGAATGGACTGATGTGCTTGTGCTTGGCTAGATAACGGATCAGCTTATCGTCTTTATTCTTGAGGCGTGGTGGCCCCCAAGGATCGTCTTCCATCTCACTTGTCTTACCGAAGGACACCCGTGCAGCATTAACTACTGACAGGTCACTACCCATATGGTCGATGTACGTTGCTTTAATCATTTAGGTATTCCTTTAGTTCAGTGTATCCGCCAATAAGTTTTCCTTCAGAGTTGAAGATGATTGGCACAGTCTTATGGCCTGCAGATTTAATCAGGGTATGCAGCCAGGGATTATCCGACAGGTTGTAATACGTGTAATGAATGCCTTTGTTGCGAAGCAATTCAGTGGCACGATCACAGAAGGTACAATTGTTTTGAGCAATTAAGATGTAAGTCAAAACGGTGGCTCTCCATTTTCATCAAGCTCAGGCATGCGAAAGGCATACTGACGATCCTCTGGTTGTGTAGGATCATCTAGCTCTTCATGCTGCGTAGACAGGACACCTAGTTCCTGAAGGCTACGCTCAAGATACGTGGGTATTTCGTAGGTCATCTGCTTTCCTCAATTCTGTTCGCATGTCTTTAAAAAAGTCCAACATGCGCTCAATCAACATTGCTGCCTGTGGTCTTGTAAGGCCCAATTGATTACAAAGTTCCTTTTCCAGAGCCTTGCGGGACTCCGCTACATTGCTTGTCATGCAAACCTCTTATTTATACCTGCTGCGGCTAGTTTCTGGGTGGGGCGTACATAGATAGAAAGGATGTCACGGCTTTGGTGACCTGTAACACTGCGCAGTTCATCCTCTGTGCATCCTGCTTCCGCCATTTCGGTAGCACCTGTGCGTCTAAGATCCCTGATCTGTAGTTCGTTAGGCAGACCAGCTTCCCGACGTATACGAGCCGCTATTTTGTTGTAGCGGCGTCTATCAAATGGTCGATTGATGTCTTCTGCAACAACAATAACACCCTCGCCACCATCCTTCAGACGTTCCTGTAGTCTGGGTGAGGCAGGGATGGATACTTCAGTAGACGTTTTCTCTTGCGTGAAACTAAATGTCTGCTTTGAATAGTTGTCCCAGGTTAGTTGGCGCATGTCTCCAGGGCGCTGGCACATATCATAACAAAGCAAAGCCAGTGTACCCATAGACCACCAGCCAAGTTCATCCGCCTTTTGCACGAATGCCATAACTTGCTCAGGTTCCCACAAGGTTGTGCGGTCAGGAAGCTTACGAAGACCCATCTTCTCAAACGGGTTAGCCTGGACGCTACCAAGGCGCTTACCTACAAACCATATACGTCTAAGAACCTTACACGTATGGTTTGCCCTATGCATACTCACCTGATCACACAGTTGTGAGTATATTTTCTCTGCGTGACTAACTTTAATGTTGGCTGCAAGCATGTCCTCAAGCAGGACGTTAGCTCCACCGATACGCATCCGCATAACGCCACGCAGTATTTGGTTGTAAGTGCGCTTTGTATTGTCAGAAAGCTTGGTCCAAGAGTTTGTCTGCTTGTAGGCAGCAACAAGACCACCAACAGATGCTTCTTGGATGTGGATCTGGCGCTTGTTACTGCGTTTATAGTCTTGATAGGCATCAGCCATAGCCAACGCACGGGCTACTGCATCATTTTTGTTATCGTACTGTTCGTAGGAAGCTCCAATAGCCTCTTGAACGTACTTTGGGGGCGATACCGCCCAGACAACGCCTTTATACTTTGTTGTCTTCTGCCTTAGATACTTAATTTGTCTCATCACACTTCTCCATATGGTTATGGGCCTCAGTGTGAACATAGCTAGTGGTTACAATATATGTCAATACAGTTTTTTTAACTTGCATTAGCTAAGTGTCTTTGTTAGATTCTTTTTGTAGACTTCCTCCCTGTCTACAGGACGCCTCATCCACTGGCCCCTCTAGAGCTTTATTGCTTTAGGGGGGTTTTTTAATGCAAAAAGGCCCCGAAGGGCCTTAATAATAATGCTACTCGCACGTCAGATCGCATTATGGATGAACTGTATGAACAACTCTTATATCAGTATGTTCTTTATCAGCATCTTCCAGGGGTACAGCAACACAAGTCATGCCTTCCATGATCACCTTTACAGTTTTGTTCCTGTCTTCTGCATCTTCGGCGGCGTCTAGCAGCGCCTCGCCCAACTCTCTTGCCTGCTCTGAATTCATCTTCATCCGCATTTCCTTATGTCTTGGTAAAAATAAAACTACTCGCACGTCAGATTAGATTATAAGTATGTCTGGCCATATGTAATAGCAGTGTTAGAACAATAGTAAGTGTACATGCAAGAGAAATATTTTATAAAAAAATTATATCAAAAATTTCAGTTTTAGTGGCACAAAAAAACCATTTGCAAATTGTGAAAAATTCACGCAACATTTAAAGGCCCCGTGGGATTGACCACCCAAAGAACAAGCGGGGCGCAAAACCTAAACTTGAAAGGAATGACCAAATG